ACAAAGACCGCGGGACGATGGCGTCCTCCAGGTTGTCGGGGAACCGGCCCAGGACGCTGGCGATATACAATGCCGACTCCTCTCCCCACTCCCGGCGCCGCTCCTCGATCTGCTCGGTCGTGACCATGCCGGGGATTACCTCCCGGCCCTGCTGGATGTTCGGCGTGTCGGATGCGGCGATCTCGATGGTGTGGTAAAGGTCGGCCCCGCCGTGGAAGGCATCGTAAAACTCGCCGGAGCTGGCGAAGGCGTTGCCGGTCAAAAGCATCCGGGCAGGGTTCAATCTCTTGACGGCGTCGATGTGGGACTGCTCGATGTTGTGGGCTTCGGTCAGGATGACCAGGAGGTTCGGGGAGTGGAATCCCTGGATGTTGTATTCGTTATCGGTGGCGAAGCCAACCGCGTAGTGGCGGTCATCCAACTCCCACCGGGCCGTCCGGTACATCTGACCGCCCAGCGCCATCCTTGCCGTCAGGTATGCGCTCCTGGCTTCCTTCCACACGATGTCGCTCACTTGCCTATGGGTCGGGCCGAGGACGACACAGATGGCGGGATAACGGGTAGCCATCCACCAGAGCATCAGCCGCGCCGATTGCCAGTCCTTGCCCGTCCCGTTGGCGCCGACGACCGCCACCCGGTTATGGTCCCGGACGGCCCTCGCCATCTGGAGTTGCTTGTCGTAAACGCTGGTGCATCCGAGGACCGACTCCCAGAAGTAGGCCGGGTCAGTCCTGGAGTGGTCAACCAACCATCGCTTCTCGGCTTGGGTCAGCGTTGTCACGTTTGATAGACCGCGATATGGACGGCCAAGCGGGGCTTGGATTTAAGGCCGGTCACTCGTGTGCTGTGGTTACATTCGGGACACCGTGTCCACCGGGACTTCCGGCCATCCAGGGAGGTCTGGACTTCAATCGCCCCGGTGACAGGAAAGCCGCCATTGGCGCACAATATCCGGAGCCGTCCCCGCTTATCGTAGCTCTTAACCGTCCGTCCTTTTTTCTTAGTTTTCCACGGCCAGATCAGTCCCAGCATTCGCGACCTCACATTCGCCCTCCACTACCTGGCCGGCGCCGTCCATCGCTTCCCGGAGGAGGTCCGCGAAGGTGACACCGCCAACCATGACGTTCTGCTGTTGGAGTTGGATCAAAGGCTTCTCCGGTATCAGACCGCCGATGGTGTCCAGGCGCCGGAGGATGTCCAGGACTATTCCCGTGGCCCTCGCGGCCTGGGTGTCATCGGGGCCGGTGGCCTGACTCCACCAGCGGAGGAGGAGCCGTTCATAGCGGGACCGCTGGAGGTTGTATTCTTGCTGGACGGCTTCCTTATCGTCCCGGCGTACCTCGGCCAGCCGTCTTTTGACATCGTTCCAGACCTGCGCCCTGGACACGCCAAGCTGGTCGGCGATGGCTTGCTCGGTCGCCCCGGCCATCTTCATCTGGATGACCTGTTGGCGTCTTTGCTCCGCGATTATCTTGTTGCCGTTTTGTAAAGCCACGACCTACCTACCCACCAACTTCGGCTCAAGTCCCATGCCGGACATCCGCTCCAGGGTCACCGCGACATACTTCGGTTCGATCTCCATCCCGTAGCAGATGCGGCCCAGTTGCTCGGCGGCGACCATCGTCGTCCCGGAGCCGAGGAATGGGTCAAATACGGTATCTGCCGAATGATTGCCTAATGCTCGCAAAGGCAAAGCGAGAGGCTTCTGGGTTGGGTGATTATCATTTACAGCATCCCGCTTTATTTCCCATAAGGTGTTTTCATCAGTCGGCCCACACCATCGAAGAGTTCTACCCTTGGGTTTGAAATATAGACACGGTTCATGGCGTTGCTTATATTGGGCATTCATCGCGGCATATGTGGCGTTTACCTTGTGCCATATAATCAGGGCGTGTATTTCCCCTCCAGACTGGACGACCGCCGGATAAACTGCTTCCCCTCGACTGCCAGCAAAAAACATATAGCATGGCCCATCAACAACGGACAAGGCCAGGCGCAAGAACTTCGCATAAACGGAGGCGTCATCATCTCCCGCTAATCTATCCCGCGATCTTTTGATGTTTACGTCCCCACTGTGGAAATGACCGCCGTCATAACCGACGCCATAAGGTGGATCAGTAAACATCATTTCCGGATGCGTGACTCCAAGCACCGTATTGATATTCGTGGCTACGGTACTATCCCCGCACATCAACCGGTGCCGTCCGACCTCCCAGACCTGGCCCCGCTCGGTCTGCCACTTCTCCCGCAACTCGTCGGCCCGGTCTATCTGTGGGCCTGGGTCTTCCACCGGCTCGGTCAAGTCCGGCATCGGGAGCCGCTCCCCGTTGGCGACGGCCTCCAGCATGTCGTTGACCGCTTTGGATTCAAACTGGGTGTCCCGGAGGAGGTGGAGGAGTTGGTCTTGGTCGGCGTGGGCCATCATTGCCAGCGGGTCGTAGGTGAGGAGCATCTTGTCCGCTTCCTCCTCGGTTACGTCCACGATCAAGACCGGGACGACTTGGTCGCCCATGACCTCTTGCCGGAGGTGGCCGTCGATCAGCTCCAGGCCGTCGTCGGTCTCCCTGGCGATGACCGCGTCCGCGAATCCTATGTCCTCCAGGACTCCCCGCAGGGCGGCTTCCTGGGACGGTGGATGTCGGCGCCAGTTCTTGGGGTTGGCCCGGAGTTCGGACGCCGGGACACGGCGGAGTTCCTTGACGCGGTCTTTCATCGTCATATCATTTCATACCCGGACGCCTGACCAGGTGGCAGGGTGACACCCAGTGATTCAAGCGCCCGGAACCAATGCTCCATCCCGTGACGGATGAATGTCCACCCGTGGGTGGCGCCGCTATTCTACCATACCGCATAGCGTGGTCGGTATGAACTACTGCCAGTGGTAGTAAACAGCCGCTATGGGCTTCTCAGAACCGTATAGGGCCATATCCGCGGGAGGGTCAGGGCGGGTCGATGGTGTGCGCCCGACCGATCTTGAAGACCCTCTTGGCCTTCGCCCGGACGCAGTCCTGACATTGGCGGTAGGGACTCCGGTCCAATGTCCTGATAACCGCCCACCGCTGGAGGTGGCAGTCGGGGCATTGGGTCCAGCGGTACTTCCGGCCACCGACCATCCCCAGGTCTGAAGCTCGGCAGATGTCTCCGATGTCAGGCATCCTCACCTCTCAATATCCGCTCGATGTCATCCAGGTCGCTCGGACGCCAGACCGCTACCATATGCGTATGCCCCGGCTTGTCCTTGGAGCGGGCGTTATCCAGAGCGTCCAGCCATTCCTGTTGATGGGCCTTGATCTTTCCCTTCTCGGTCTTTAACTCTGCGAAGATCAGCCGGCCCCGCTTTGGATGTACCAGAACCAGGTCTGGAAAGCCCGGACCGATGCGCCGGGAATGTTTCCACTTCCCGGTCGTCGGGTCTTTGAATCCCATGTCTACCTGGTGATACACGAGCCAGCCATAAGTCTCGGCCCAACCGATAACCGTGGACTGGAATTCCTTCTCGGTGATGAGTTCTTGAGCGTTCACGCCAGGATCACATCCGCCGGTATCCGGGCGACCTCGGACTCCGGTAACTCCAGGGCTTTCGCCAGCGCCGCCCGAATCTTGTCCCGGAGCGGTAGGGTGACCGGGCCGTCCAGCGGCAGAGGGCCGACCAACTCGACCAGATGACAATGCCAGCGGAGTCCCGTCCGGGCGCCGTGGATGCGCCAGGTGAAGCCATTAACTTCCACCTGGACGCGGGTCGGATGTTTATCGTGGGCGGACATCAGCGGCAGACCTCGTCGGGTCGGGCCAGCCGGACATCGCCGCCGCCGTTCTCCAGGAGATAGTCGCCGCTTGCGAATACCCGGATGACCCTTGTCCTCAGTCCATGCCAACAAGCGCTGGACTCCCGGAGGGCCAGGGCCGGGATACTTCCCTTGGCTGGCTTGGGGAGTCCGCCGCAACCGCACCGACCGGCGATACGGACAAGGTCTCCGATGTTGTATGCAGTCATTTTTTCCATCTCCTCAGAATCCCGGCATCCGTGGACGGTCCTCCAGCTCGGCCTCGATGTCAGCCGGCGCCGCTTCCCAATACCCGCATGGACAGACCAGGAACGGGACCGGCGTGTCGTGCGGGTCCGGGCGTAACAGCTCGACGGTCATCGCGCCGCCGCATTCGGGACAGGTCCGGCGGATGGCGGACAAAATTGGGCGAATCGGCTGATTTTCTCCGCTGGTCATGCTCGGTAGTCCTCCGCGGTGTTGACCACCAGCATCATCTCGTCCAGGTCAGGATTGCTTGAGTAAAGCCGGGACGCTAGACGGTCGCCCAACTTTTGGGCCATCTCCCGCTCGGTCTTGTTGGTACTGATGACCAGCCACCACGGATGGTTGTCCCATATCTTCGTGATCTGCTCGGCCACGTACCCGTCCGCGCCGTCGTTGGACTTTTCGGCGCCGAGGTCGTCCAGGAGTATCAAACTATGGCCGTAATACCAATGGAGCAACGAGTCCACGCTCTCGTCCGACCCGGTGGAATAGGTCGAGCGAAGGCGGTCCATCAGGGTCGGGACGCCCTCGTAGCGGACAAACTTGCCCCGGTCGAGCCACGCCTGACCGATGGCCTCCAGCATGTGGGATTTGCCGCTCCCATAACTGCCCTGGATGACCATCCGGCGCGGCCCTTTCTGGTCGCGGAATATACGCCCGGAGGCCAGCATGTCGTCGGCCCCGTCCCGCGGATAAAAATTATCGAAAGTCCGAGGTCCGCCTGATGGGAAGTTGGCCTGGGCGTACCGGCGCAATCTGGCCGACTCCTCGGCGTCCGCGTTGTACTGACACCGGCAGACCCGCGGACGGTATCCCGGATGGGATTCCCTCCACTCGATGATGGCCGGGTGGTCGCCGTGTAGTTGATCGCATACTCCGCAGACGGCATCGTCGGGGACTCTTGAGTGTCCGGCCCGGACACGGGCGAAGATGTCTCCTAGCGATTCCATCCCGACCGCGCCCTTGACCTTGACCGGCTTGGGATAGGCGTGGAAGTTAGAGTCTCCCGGTTGGAGGACGTTGGGCGGTTGTGTCATCGGTTGGCCCTCCTGGCCGCGATCTCGGCGGCAGCTTGGCGGTGTTTCTCGACCGGGTCAACATCGGACGGCGGCGGACGGCTGGTGGGCTTCCGGGTTTTGTTGATCTGGACGGGAAGCGTCCTGACCAGGGCGGCGACCGGATCACTCCAGCCGTTGGTCGCCCTCCCGCCGTCCCGGTAATAGTCCGCGAAGGCCCGGACGATGTCGGCCTCGTTGACGCCAGCCTCCTCGCATCCTTCCCGGACGGACAGGATGGCGTTCTTGTGGGCGGTCGCCTTGAATCCCTTCAACACCGTCAACGGTTGGAACCATTCCGGATAATCAAAAGTTGTGGCGGCGCCGTCCTCTGATGGTTCCTTGATGTTTAGTTGATGGTTACTGATGGTTGGGGGGACATAGCTATGTCCGCCTTTTTGGACACCCATGTCCGCCTTTTCGGACAGGATGTCCCCCTTTTG